TTTTACCCCTTATGATCGCGGCTCCCTCAATCAACTGGAGTACCCTATGGACGAAGGATTTCTAATCAATGGCCGTGAAGGCTCTAATGTTTTTGTCAACCGCTACGACAAAGACACCGTGTGGCTGAGCCTGTACGTTAGGCACGGCAACGTCGCCACCGTGCTGACGCACGAGCAGGCGAAGGAACTGATTGCTGCACTGCAACAAGTGGTGACCGCATGACCTGGCCGTTCCCGCCCTTCCCCAACCCGCTCGACCGGCCCGGCCAGCCCGCCGCGCCGGCTAAGTTCAACCCCACCAAGGACGATCATGAGCCAGCACCCTATTGAAGCCATGAAGACCGCGCTGAATGCGTGGGATGCGTACAACAACGCATCGGATAGTCAAGAAGATGCGAAAGCATACGCATCAATGGTCGTTGCTTTTGGCAAATTACGCACCGCCATCGCAGAGGCTGAGAAGCAACCAGCACAGCGCCAGTGGGTCGGGCTGACAGAGAAAGACTTCTCGGCGATTAACCAATCCTGCCTGACAAAACTTCAGGCTGCGACAAGCGCCGAGTCAATCCTTAAGGAGAAGAACACATGAGCAACGAATACGCCTTCCCACACACCATCGAGCATCTGCACCAGCCGGTGACGGCGGGCATGACCCTGCGCGATTACTTTGCTGCAAGGGTGATGCAGGGGTTGTTAGCCACTGACATCGACTGCGGCCCGAAGTATGCCCAGATCATTGCTGACAACGCATACGGACTGGCCGACGCCATGCTCAAGGCAAGGGGGCAAGCATGAGCTGGAGACTTATTGGTTTCCCATCCGAGGCTGGCAATTTTGTACAACACATTGTGCCGGTAGCCGATCTACGCGAACACGAGCTGCTGCCAAGCTGCTGGTGTAACCCAGAAATTGACCCTGTTGATTTTCTTGCCATCCATAACAGCGCAGATAACCGCGAGGCATTTGAGCGCGGAGAAAGGAAACCATCATGAGCGGAGATCACAACATGCACCAGAAACTTTCAACAGCCGACTACCACGCTTGGCTGGACAGCCCATTGACCAAAGCCCTCAAGCAGTCGCACCAGACTGAGATAGATGCAATTGTGAAAGACTCTGACCGAGCGTTTGACCTGCTGCGCCGCGCAGAGACAGAGATGCGCTACGCAGGATGGAACAAGTACGAGACAGACAACAGCGCCCGCAACGGCGTGTACGAGCAGATCGTGGGGTTTTTGAAATGAAAGAAGACATCATCCGCATGGCGCTGGATGCTGGTATTTTGTGGTCGACAGATCAAGCCGCTACGCTTGAACGCTTTGCCGCCCTTGTCGCAGACCGCTGCGCCGAGATCGCTGAAGAGGCCGAGCCGTACCAAGCCGCTGATCTGATCCGCAAAGCGTTTGCCGTGGACCCCATGCCCTTGTTTTACGACTGGCCCGGAGGATGGAAAAAATGAAAGGCAGAGGTTACGACACACACTACAAGCAGACCCCGCCACCCATTGGCGGGTTTGTGGTTGAACGCGCTCAACTAACTACAGTTGCAAGAAACAAATCGAAACTGCCGTTTAACTGTGATCACTGCGGCATACCCTTTGAAAAATATGCTTGCTGGGCAAAACGCTCAACACACCACTACTGTGGCCGCGCATGCGCTAACGCTGCGAGGTTGGTGCGTATCCCAAAAGAGTGTGTGGTGTGCAAAGCGGAAATGCTGCTGACGCCAGCCGATTACCCAAGATTGTCAGCCTGTTCAAAACTGTGTATGCGTAAGAGGAGAACATCAACAAACATAAACATGCGGTCGTCACCCGACTACAGAGCTATAGTCAATCGCTTGAAAAAGAACGCGGTGTGTGCGGTGTGCGAAACAACAAAAGGTCCTTGGATTGTGCGGGGCACAAAGCTGTGGGTACAAGACGGTCTTTCTTGCGCGGATGGGACCGACGCTTATCTGGTGTGCAGGAATTGTCACTTGAAAGCCACGCAACCTCTGGCAAAAGCATCAACGTACATGACTGACAGATTCAAGTACTACAAGGAACGCGAATGAAGTGCCCACTGTGTGGAGGACCAACGGATGTCATGCAAACAAAATCAATCGACGGTGTCCCAATCAGACGCCGACACTGCTACAACGACCACACGTTCCAAACCAAGGAAGTCCCGATCAACGAACCCAAACCAAAGCGAAAACTTCGCACGAAGCTGGCCATTCCAGAGGGTGGACGGTAAGATGCTTGAGCGGGCGCACAAGCAAGCGCAGAAGCAGGCGATAGCCGACGCTGAGCCAGCGCCGTTCTAGGAGAGCACATGGCCGCCACGCCCGAGGTCAAAGTCAAAAAGCAAATCCGTAAACTGCTCGATGCAGCAGGCGCTTACTACGCCATGCCCATCGGCACAGGCTACGGCAACTCAGGCGTGCCCGACTTCGTCATCTGCCACAAAGGCCGCTTCATTGCGGTCGAGGCCAAGGCAGGCAGCAACAAACCAACCGCACTGCAAGAGCTGCATCTGGCACGCATCCGCGCCGCTGGCGGCATCGCCCTTGTCATCAACGAGACCAACATGGACACACTACAAAAGGAGTTGATATGAACACTATCACCACAAGCAAAGAGCAAGAGGCAGAGATCGAGCGCATCATTGCCAAGCTCGACGACGATGAGCGCATGCACCTGCGCTCTGTTTTCTACGCCCTCACCCGCTGCTACGACAAAGAAGGCACTGACTCTGCCGTGGTCATCTTCGGTACTGCCGACAGCGTTGAGTCGTTTGCAATGCTCAACTGCGACAGCATGGCAGCCGCACGGATGATGGAGGGCGCCAACGATTTTTTAGGATACCTCAACACAAAAGACGCACCACCAAAGGAGATGTTTAATTGAGTGCACCTTATCAACGCATCGTCAGCATTGACTTTGAAACGCGCTGGGACAAGCGCGACTACACACTATCGAAACTAACCACAGAGGAGTACATCCGTGACAAGCGGTTCAAGGCCTTTGGCGCTTGCATCCATGAGTATGGAGGAGACACCGCTATACAGTGGTATCGAGGAGATGAGCTTCCTAGAATCTTGGGGACTTACGACTGGAGCAAGACAGCCGCCCTCGCCCATAACGCACAGTTCGATGTTTCGATCCTTGAGTGGCGCTACGGCATACGGCCCGCGTTCATCTTCGACACCCTATCAATGGCGCGTGCTCTACGCGGCGTGGAGGTTGGCAATTCCCTCGCAAAACTCGCCAGCGATTTTGGTCTTCCCGAAAAAGGGCGAGCCGTACATTCGACGGACGGACTCGCAGAGATTGATAAAGATATGGAATCTGAGCTTGCCGATTACTGCAAGCACGACGTATATCTCTGCGAACGGATTTTCGAGCGGCTGGTTGAAAACTACCCCAAGTCGGAGCTTCGCCTCATCGACATGACCCTCAAGATGTACACCCGCCCGGTGTTGCAGCTTGACAGGACGATGCTGATCGAGGCGCTTACTGAGGAGGGCAAGCACCGTGAGGGGCTGCTGGCCAAGCTGGGGGTGGAGGAGTCGGAGCTTGCATCGAACCCTAAGTTTGCTGCGCTGCTGTGGGGCTTGGGCGTAGCCCCACCAAGGAAGGTCAGCAAGACCACGGGCCAACTGACGCTGGCCCTGGCCAAGAACGACGCCCTGTTCCAAGCACTGCTCAACGGTGAGAACGAGGATGTGGCCACCCTGTGCGAGGCCCGGCTCAAGGTCAAGTCCACCACCGAGCGCACCCGTGCGCAGCGGTTTCTGGACATCTCCCAGCGCGGCGCACTGCCCGTGCCCCTGTCCTACTACGGTGCCAAGTCGGGCCGGTGGACGGCGGCCAAGGGCTCGGCCATCAACATGCAGAACCTCAAACGCGGCAGCTTCCTGCGCAAGGCCATCATGGCCCCGGAGGGATACCAGCTTCTGGTGGGTGACCTTTCGCAGATCGAGCCCCGGGTGCTGGCGTGGCTGTCGGACTACGAGGAGTTGTTGAACATCTTCCGCTCGGGCCAGGATGCATACGCCCAGTTCGGTGCGCAGATGTTCGGCATCCCCGGCATGACCAAGGACAGCCACCCAGACCTGCGCCAGTCGGCCAAGAGCGCGTTGCTGGGGTGTGGGTATGGTCTGGGGTGGGCGAGCTTCGCCTCGCAGCTCCTGGTGGGCTTCCTGGGTGCGCCGCCTGTGCGCTACGACAAGGCGTTTGCCAAGAAGCTGGACGTGACCTCCGAGTACATCGAGCGGTTCATCGGCTGGGAGGACAACGTCAAGAAGCTCCAAGAGATTCCCCACAC